GTTCTTCGGCACCACCAACACCTCTGACTACCTGCGGGACCGCACCGGCAACCGGCGTTTCTGGCCGGTGGATGTGGGCCTGGCCCCGGCGGCCAAAAGCGTCTGGACTGATCTGCCCGGAGAAATTGACCAGCTCTGGGCCGAGGCCATGGTCCGCTGGCAGACGGGAGAGCCGCTTTTCCTCAAAGGGGAAATTGAGGCCGCCGCTAAGGAGGCCCAGGAGGCCCACCGTGAGGTCAACACCCGTGAGGGCATCATCCTGGACTTTCTGGAGCGCCCGGTGCCGGAGGACTGGCAGAACTGGCCGCTTGACCGCCGCCGGATGTTCTGGGGCGGCGCTGTGCAGGGAGATGTCAAGCTGGTGCCCCGTGACCGTGTGTGTGCTCTGGAGGTCTGGTGTGAGGCTCTGGACGGCAAGCAGCGGGATATGAGGTACAGTGACACGGCAGAAATCAACAGCATCATTGAGGCCAGCGCCTTGTGGGAAAGGGCCAGAGGCTCCCTGCGCTTTGGCTACTGCGGCAAGCAACGGGGCTTTCAAAAGGTGCGGCTTTGACCCGGAACATTGCCCGGAACATTTGAGATTTTCAGATGTTCCAATGTTCCGGGCAGGTGGGACATGTTCCGGGCAATGTTCCGGCAAATGTTCCGGGCAAAACCCTTGCGCCGCAAGGCTTTTAGGCCAAGTGGAACATTGGAACATTCATTTTCTATATTAGGGTAAAAGAGAGGATTTAGAGAGAATAGAGAAAAATAAAACTCTCTAAACCGCCTGTTTGCGCTACATACACGCGCGAATGTTCCACTGTTCCGAAAGGAGGAAATCCATGAAAGAAAGCTATATTGAGAGCTACCTTGTTCGCAAGGTGAAAGAGCACGGTGGCCTCTGCTATAAGTTTGTGTCACCCGGAAATCCCGGCGTGCCTGATCGACTGATAATCACCCCCACCGGCAAGACCATCTTTGTTGAACTGAAAACGGAGGTGGGCAGGCTGGCCAAAGTCCAGAAATGGCAGCGGAGTGAGATGGAGAAACGGGGGGCGGACTGCCGGGTGCTGTTTGGGATGGACGCAGTAAAGGACTTTTTGAGGGAGGTTTTCCCCGCATGAAATATGTGCCGCATGACTACCAGGCCTATTGCATCCAGCGTGTAGTTGAGGACCCTGCCGTTGGGCTGTTTCTCCGTCCCGGCCTTGGCAAAACAGTCATCACTCTGTCGGCGGTCAATATTCTCAAGTATTTTCGCTGGCAGGTGCAAAAGGTCCTGGTAGTGGCTCCCAAAAAGGTGGCAGAGGCCACCTGGAGCAAGGAGGCCGCCAAGTGGGACCACCTCCAGCACCTCCGCACCTCTGTGGTGCTGGGCAGCGCCACCAAGCGCATCAAGGCCCTCAACACTCCGGCGGACATCTATGTCATCAACCGGGAAAATGTGGAGTGGCTGGTGGACTACTACAAACAGGCCTGGCCCTTTGACATGGTGGTGCTTGATGAGAGCACCAGCTTTAAGAACAGCCAGAGCAAGCGCTGGAAAGCCATGAGGCGGGTACGGCGTTTCATCAAGCGGATGGTCCTGCTGACCGGCACGCCGTCCTCTAAGGGCCTCATTGACCTGTGGGCACAAGTTTACCTGCTGGACTGCGGAGAGCGCCTGGGGCAATCTCTGAGCGCCTACCGTGAGCGTTATTTTGACCCTGACCAGCGGAGCCGCACACAGATTTTTTCCTACAAGGCCAAAGACGGTGCGGAGAGCGCTGTGTTGGATGCCATTTCTGACATCTGCATCTCCATGAAAGCGGAGGACTACCTGGAGCTGCCGGACTTCATCCAGCATGAGGTGCCGGTGCTGCTGGATGCCAAAGCCCGCCGGGCCTATGACCAGTTTGAGCGTGACCTGCTGCTGGAGGTGGACGAGGATGTCATCACCGCCGCCTCTGCCGCCGTTCTTGTGGGAAAACTCCTGCAAATGTGCAACGGCGCTGTGTATAGCAATGATGGCCACATCGTGCCGGTCCATGACTGCAAGCTGGAGGCCTATCTGGAGCTGCTGGAGCAGTTGAACGGAGAGCACTGCCTGACTTTCTACGGCTACCAACATGACCGTGACCGCATCCTGGAGGCGCTGAAAAAGCACCGCAAGGACCTCCGGGTGAGGGTCTACAAAACCGTGGAGGATGAGGAGGCTTGGAACAACGGAGAGGTTGATGTGCTGCTGGTGCATCCGGCCTCCTGTGCCTACGGCCTCAACCTCCAGGCAGGTGGCCAGCATGTGGTGTGGTACGGCCTCAACTGGTCCTTTGAGCTGAATGACCAGGGCAACTGCCGCTTATACCGGCAGGGCTCCCCCTATGACAAGGTTTTCGTCCACTATCTTGTAGTGCAGGGCTGCCAGGATGAGGATGTCATGGCTACGGTGCGAGATCGCCAGGACACCCATGAGGCCGTCATGTCCGCACTCAAGGCCAGAATTAAGCGAGTAAAGGAGAGCGCAAAATGAGCAACCCTACTGTGATTTTGAATGGTGACCAGGTTTATTGTGATGAGCTCATCCGGGAAAATGCCCGGTTGACCATCCAGCATGAGGCTGACCGGCTGACGCTGGAGCAGATGAGGAAACAGTGCGTTTCCTCTGAGGAGTGCACCGCCAAGGTGGCGGAGGCCTATGCCCGTGCCGATAAGGCCAAGCGGGACGCTGAGGCGCTTAATTCCAAGCTGCGCCAAGCCGTTGCGGACCTGCATTTTGTCATGGCTGGCGGCGATGCCTGCAAGGTGTGCGCCGTCAAGTGTGCTTTTGGCGAGGGCAACTGCAAACCCGTGTGGCGTGGAGAGGATGGTGCTGATTTGTGACCTTGAAAGAACTGTCCCAGCTTTACTACCTCAACCGGGAGATCGAGATGGACAAAAAGCGCCTCCTTGAGCTGGAGGCCAGGGCGGTGTCCTGTTCGTCAGATCTGTCCGGGATGCCCAGGAGCTCCGGCGTGGGGGACCGTGTTGGCCGCTATGCGGCGGAGATCGTGGACCTCAAGGGCATCATTGAGGCCAAACTCCAGCAGTGCATCTATGAGCGCAACCGTTTGGAGAGGTACATCACCACCATTGAGGACAGCCTCCTCCGGCAGGTTTTCACATATCGCTTTGTGAATGGACTGCCGTGGCAGCAGGTGGCCGCATGTATCGGCGGGAGTAACACTGCTGACGGCGTGCGGATGATGTGCAACAGGTACATCAAGGCCACGGAGCCGGAAACAGATGACGGCACAGAGGTCCAACTGTAACTTGTTCGTTCTGTTCGGTGTTTCTGTGGTACACTATATCCTGCGGGTAGTGCCTCAAGATGATGCAATACCTCCTTGGTTGAACAGCGGCAAGGTGACGGATAATGAAACCCAGACCCTTGCCGCTGTTTCATTCTAACGATTTTTTAGAGCCGTCCGATGAGGGCGGCTTTTACTATGTGATGGGGTGGTGAGATGGCAAAGCTGACTGAAAAGCAAAAGCGATTTGTGCAGGAATACCTTGTGGACCTCAATGCCACGGCGGCTGCCAAGCGTGCCGGATATAGCGAAAAAAGCGCCTCCCGGATAGCCGTGGAACTACTCAATAAAACTCAAGTTTCTGCCGAAATCCAAAAGCAGCAGGCCAAGCGTCAAAAGCGGGTGGAAATCACCCAGGAAAAAGTGCTTGAGGAGCTGGCTGCAATCGCCTTTGCCAACGGTGCTGACTTCGCCACCGTCAACCAAAATGGCATTGTCCGCATCACCCCCACCTCTGAGCTGCCGGATGAAAAGCGCAAGGCCATTGCCTCCATCAAGGAGGGGCAATATGGCACGGAGGTCAAGGTGCACGATAAGGTCAAGGCCCTGGAGCTGCTGGCCAAGCACCTGGGCATGTTCGACAGCAAGAACGGTGGCAGCGAGGCCCCAGAGAATAACATCTTTGAGGTCATTGACCAAAGCACCAGAGAGGAGATAGGCACGGATGAAATACCAGAGATTGAGCACCCGGCAAAACCTGGCCATGACCTGGTGGAATAGGCCCGGCTTTGAGGTCTATGACGGCATCATCTGTGACGGCTCCATCCGCTCCGGCAAGACAGTGGCCATGACGGTGGGCTTTATCATGTGGGCCATGACCCGCTTTGACGGCTGCAATTTTGCCATCTGCGGCAAGACCATTGAGAGCCTGCGCCGCAATGTGACAAGCAATCTGCCCGTCTGGCTGGCGGGCGTTTTCTCTTTCAAGGAGCACCGCACTGAAAACAAGATCGTGGTGAGCGCCAACGGCAAGAGTAACAGCTTTTACCTGTTCGGCGGCAAGGACGAAAGCAGCGCCGCACTCATCCAGGGCATCACACTGGCAGGCATCCTGCTGGATGAGGTGGCCCTGATGCCGGAGAGCTTTGTCAACCAGGCCACGGCCCGCTGCTCTGTTGAGGGGGCCAAGCTGTGGTTTAACTGCAACCCGGAGGGCCCCAGCCATTGGTTTTATACCAAGTGGGTGTTGGAGGCCAGCAAGCGGAAAATGCTGCACCTCCATTTCACCATGGATGACAACCTCAGCCTCTCCGCCTCAGTCAAGGCAAGGTATGAGAGCCTTTACTCTGGCGTTTTCTATGATCGCTTTATCCGGGGCCTGTGGGTGGTGGCGGAGGGGCTTATTTACACGATGTTCAACAAGGACTTTCATGTTGTGCCCAGCGTCCCCAGGCCCTATGAAAAGTATGTGATGTCCTGCGACTACGGCACCATCAACCCCACCAGCATTGGCCTCTGGGGCAAGGCTGGCGGCAAGTGGTACAGGATGCGGGAGTATTACTATGACAGCCGCAAGGAGGGCCGCCAGCGCACCGATGAGGAGCACTACACGGAGCTGGAGCGCCTGGCTGATGGCCTGCATGTGTCCGCCATCATTGTGGACCCATCGGCGGCCTCTTTCATTGAGGTCATCCGCCGCCATGACCGCTACCGTGTAGAAAAGGCCTCCAACTCCGTGCTGGACGGCATCCGCAATGTGGCCACCCGGCTCCAGAGCGGTGACATCTTTTTCTGTGACTGCTGCACGGACTGCATCCGTGAGTTTGGGATGTATCGCTGGGATGAAAAAGCCCAGATGGACCGTCCCATCAAAGAAAATGACCATAGCATGGACGATGTGCGCTACTTCGTGCACCGTGTCTATGCGCCTGATCTGATTAGCTTTAAGTGAGGTTTTACTGTGCGAGTTTCTGTGTTGGGTGTGCAATATGCTGTGGAATATCGGACAAGGGCCCAAGACCCTGAGCTTGAGGCAGCAGATTGTGACGGCTACTGTGACACCAGCATCAAGTTATGCGTGGCCCGTAAATATACGGCGGCAGAGCAAAAAGAGCCCGGCAGCAAGAAATGCCTGGATGACTACATGCGTAAGTGCATGAGGCATGAACTGGTCCACGCTTTTCTTTATGAGAGCGGCCTGAGCATCAATAGCCTCTCACCGTCTGGCTGGGCCTCTAATGAGGAAATGACGGACTGGATGGCTATACAAGGGCCGAAACTTTATGATGCTTGGAAACAGGCAAAATGTTTGTGAGGTGAGAAACCAATGGTGACACTCAATCTGAGGGATGATTGCAATGGCCGTGTGGCCACCAATTTCAAACGGGGCATGACGGACAAGCGCTTTCTGGAGCTTGAAATCACCGCATGGCTCACCAGCCCGGAGCGCAAAAAGCAGCTTGAGGGTGAGGCCTACTATGACGGCTACCAGGATGTGACCCACCGGGAACGCCTGGCGCTGGATGAGGATGGCAAGCCCATTGTGCTCAAGAACTTGCCCAACAACCGGCTGGTCAACAACCTCTATTCCAAGATGGTGGACCAAAAGACCAACTACTCCTTTGGCCGTCCGCTGTCCTTTGACACCGAAAACAAGGAGTATGCCAAGGCCCTGGGGGCTCTGTTCGGGGCCCGTTTTCTGCGTACCATGCACAATGTTGGTGAGGGCGCATGGATTGGTGGAAAGTCCTGGCTCTATCCCTACTACGAAAACGGGGAG